GGGAGAAGAAGAAGCGCGAGGTCGGCGCCCGCGCCTGGAATGCCCTCTACCAGGGCAAGCCGGCGCCCGGCGAAGGCCTGCTGTTCAAGCGCGGCGACTGGCAGCGCTACGCCGACCCGCTGTGGTTCACCCTCGACTCCGGCACGCACATGGTGCCGCTCGGCGACGACGACGAGCTGTGCCAGTCCTGGGACATGGCGTTCAAGGACACCAAGAGCAGCGACTACGTGGTCGGCACCGTGTGGCTGCGCCGTGGCGTGCAGGCCTACCTGCTGGACATGGTGCGCCGGCGCATGGAGTTCACCGAGACGCTCGACGCGGTCAAGGGCCTGTCGGCGAAGTGGCCGCAGGCGGTCGCCAAGTATGTGGAGGACAAGGCCAACGGCACCGCGGTGATCAACATGCTGTCCCGGTCGGTGGGCGGGCTGATCCCGGTGGAGCCGGACGGCGGCAAGGTGGCCCGCGCGCGGGCCGTGTCGCCGTTCGTGGAGGCCGGGAATGTGTGGCTGCCGGCCGCCGAGCTGCTCCCGAACGTCGAGGAGCTCGTGGATGAGGCGGCCAGCTTCCCGAATGCCGCGCACGACGACTCGGTGGACTCGATGACGCAGGCGTTGAACCGGCTGCTGCTGGCGCCGCTGCTGTACGACGACACCGTGTACGAGGACGCCACCGACGACGACTGGGTCATCTCCCACTACTAGCGCGAGGCGGTGACCGTGGCTCTCTTCGACGTCTTCCGCCGCACCGTCGAACTGGCTGAGGCGTCGGAGCCCGTCGTCCCCATGTCCGAGGCCGTCGCCCTGGCCAACGAGAACGAGCTCCTGCAGGAATCCCTCCTCGGCCTGGAAGAGCTGGCCATGGAGGACATCAACTGGCGGCGCATGATCTCCGCCGCCCCCTACGAGTTCTCCCGCCGCGGCCTGCTCCTCATCTCCGCCATGTGCCGGGTCATGTCCATCAAGAACCCGCTGATCAAGCGCGGGCTGGGGCTGCGCGCCAACTACGTGTGGGGGCAGGGCGTCACCCTGGTGGCCCGCGCCGGCGCGGACGCCCCGCAGGACGTCAACGCCGTCGTGTCCGCATTCTGGGACGACCCGGCCACCCAGCGGGTGCTGTCCGGGGCGCAGGCGCAGGCCGAACGGGAACGCGACCTCGGCACCGACGGGCAGTGGTTCATCTCCGCCATCACCGACCGCATCACCGGCAGCGTGCAGCTGCGGCTGATCCCGCAGACGCAGATCCTCGACTGGATCTCCAACCCCGACGACCTCCTCGAAGTCTGGTACGTCCGCCGCGAGTGGTCGGTCAACGCCGTCAACCTGACCACCGGGGCGCTGGAGCAGCGGCTGCAGTCCGCCTGGTATCCGATCCTCGGCTACCAGCCGCCCGCCGCCGCGCGCCCGCAGCAGATCGCCGGCTGGCCGGTGCGCTGGGACGAGCCGATCCTGCACGCCGCCGTGAACCGGCCGTCGGAGTCGATCTGGGGCATCCCGGACGCCTACGCGGCCGTCGACTGGGCGCGCGCGTACTCGGACTTTCTGACCGACTGGGCGAAGCTGATGCGCGCCCTGTCCAGGTATGCGTGGAAGGCGAAGACGCCCGGCGGGAAGGCCGCGCAGCTGCGGCAGGCCCTGAACCGGCCGACGACGGACCCGATTACCGGGCGTCCCGGTCTCACCTCGCAGGCCGGTCAGGCCGCCGTCATGGACCCCTCCACCGAGCTCGAAGCCGTGTCGAAGACCGGTGCCAGCTTCGACGCCGACTCCGGTCGGCCGATCGCCATGATGGTGTCGGCCGCCCTGGACGTGCCCGTGACGATGCTGCTGCTCGACCCGGGCATCACCGGCACCCGCGCCACCGCCGAGACCCTGGATCAGCCGTTCGAGCGGTCGATGGGGAACCGGCGGAAGCTGTGGGAGTCGTGGATCGACGCCCTGGTCGGGCACGTCATCGACGCGTCGGTGAAGGCACCCCGCGGGGCGCTGCGGGGCATGGTGGAGCAGGTCGGTGACCGGCAGATCGTGACCCTGGCCGGGGACGTGGAGCGCACCGTGACGGTGGACTGGCCGGAGATGGACGCCGAGGACCCGCTCACGAGGGTGCAGGCGATCGCCGCCGCCGACGCCTCGGGTCATCTGCCGCCGCGCCTGGTCGTGCAGATGTTCCTGCAGGCGCTGGGGGTGGACGACATCGACGAGATCCTCGACGAGATGACCGACGAGAACGGTGACTTCCTCGACCCGGCGCTGCAGCAGGCCGCGCAGGCGGTGGCTCGGGAGAAGAACGGGCAGCCGGGCTCGCAGGCCGCGGAGGCGTACCGGTGAGCGAACTGCTGTGGGCGCTGCTGGTGATTCTGCTGGTGGCGCTGATCATCCGCGGGCTCTGATCGTGCCGGTCACCGCGCAGACCATCGCGCACATGCGGGCCCTCGTCGTCGACCTGGCCGCGCTCACCGACACCCACACCCGGGAGCTCACCCGCGCCTACGTGGACGCCTGGGACACGGTGGTGCACCAACTCACCGACGCGCTCACCGAGCTTGCCACCGAGCCGATCACCGCCGCCCGGGTGCAACGCTCCGCGCGGGTCGCCTCCGCGCTGCAGGCCATCGCCGAACAGCTCGACTCCCTCGCCTCCCTCACCGGGGTGGTCATCTCCGACAGCGCAGGGCGCGCCGCCTCACTGGCTGCCGAGGCGCAGGCGGCGATCGTCGGATCCCAACTCCCCGCGGCCGGCTACCCGCTGGTCACGATCAACCCGGACATCCTGGGCACGATCATCAACCGCACCGCCGGGCAGATCACCTCCAGGTCCCGGCCGCTCGTCGACGCCGGGCAGACCGCCGTCCGGCAGGCACTCGTCCGCGGGGCGGCGGCCGCCGACAACCCGGTCAAGGTGGCGCGGGACATGGTGCGGCTGGCCCGCTCCGGCTTCGTCGACCTGCCCCTGTGGCGCGCCGAAGCCATCTCCCGTACCGAGCTGAACGATGCCGCCCGGCAGGTCGCCCAAGCCTGGGGTGAGGCCAACACGGCCACCCTGCAGGGCTGGGAATGGCTGGCCGGGCGGTCGGTGAACACGTGCGCCGCCTGCTGGGCGATGGACGGCACCATCCACGACAACACCGAGCCCGGCCCGCAGGGACACGTCAACTGCCGCTGCTCCCGGATGCCGGTCACCAAGTCGTGGCGGGACCTGGGCATCGACCTGCCGGAGCCGGCGGGGCTGCGCCGGCCGCCGGCGGAGGACTTCTTCCGCTCCATGTCCAAGGCCGACCAGCTGCAGGTGATGGGCCCGGCCCGGCTGCAGGCCCTCGACGACGGTGCGCCGTGGGATTCGCTGGCCACGTTGAAGCCGAACGCCGACTGGCGGCCCAGCTTCCAGGTGACCCCGGTGCGGGACCTGACTACTGCCAGCTCGGCTCGGTAGCTACGACGAGCACCTCTCCAGAGAGGTCTGAGGCGACGGCATGGTCGTAGCCCTGGCGCTCGATGTGCCGAGACGCGAAGTAGACGGCGTCCGCTCTGCTGTGTGACTGGGCGAGATAGTCGCCTGCATCGCACTCGGCGGCGAAGCCGGTCGTGATCCGCACGTTGTGCTCGGGCATGGCTGATTCTCCCACGTCACAGGTCGCCTGACGCCGGTTCCACTGTCTCCGCGCCGCAGAACACGCAGCGCAACACCCGCCACGCCCCCCGCCCGTCCAGGACGGCGCGCACCAGCAGCCACCAGTGCGGGCAGTCGTCCGCGTCCGGCTCCATCCGACCACCGTAGAGAAGGAGCGCGCCAGATGGCAGAAACCCGTCACGCCTCGACCACGCTCACCACCGGGCTGCGGAAGCTGCTCGAGGCGAAGGACTGCCTCGTCCGCGCCGCCCTCGACGCTCGGACGGGCGCCTGATGCCCGAGCAGCTCATCGAGACCGGGCGCACCGGATCCGTCCGCGAAGCCAGCAGCGACTCGGGTGGCCGAGTCATCGAGATCGACCTCATCACACCCGGCTGGGGCTCCTCCGGCTACTACTCGCCGCAGGTGCTCGAGGCCGCCGGACACGACCACGTCTTCCCCGCCGGCACCCACATGTACATCGACCACCCGACGGCCACCGAAGACATGGACCGCCCCGAGCGCTCCATCCGGGACCTCGCCGCCGTCCTCCAGGAGGACGCCACCTGGAACGCCGAGCGGCAGACGCTCCGCAGCACCGCGCTGGTGTTCGGTCCCTACCAGCCGCTGGTTGCCGAGATGAAGGACGCCATCGGGGTGTCGATCCGCGCTGGCGGTGACATCGAGCTCGGCGAGGCGGAGGGCCGCAAGGGCCGCATCGTCACCAAGCTGATCCACGGCACCTCCGCCGATTTCGTCACGCGAGCCGGGCGCGGCGGGAAGATCACCGCCCTCCTCGAGTCCGCGCGCACCCAGCTCGCGGAGGCCCGCAACGTGGGCCAGCACCTCGAATCCAGGCTGCACCAGGACTTCACCAACCGCGCGGACGACATGGCCGCCAACGGGCACCTCACCCGCGACGAGCGCATCCACCTGTCCAACGCCGTCGGCCAGGGCCTGTCCGCGTTCGCCGGGCACCTCGAGGAGCACGCCCCGCAGCTGTACCAGCGGGACATCTACGACGAGCCGACGGCCACCAAGCCGGACGTCTCGGAGAACGCGACCACCACCGTCCCCGCCGATTCCGGCGCGGGCACCCCCACACCCAAGAAGGAGGGCCTCGTGCCCGAACTGACCGAGGCCGAGGTCACGCAGCTGCGTGAGTCGGCCGCACGGGCAGAGGCCGCTGAGCGGCAGCTGGCCGAGTCCACTGCCCGACTGGCCGCCCTGCAGGCCCGCGACACCGCCCGACCGGGCGTCGCCGCGAAGGTCGCCGAGTCCACCGTCCTCACCGGGCGCAGCAAGACGCAGGCGCGGGTCGTCGAGTCGGTCCTGCGGGACCTGCCGATGACCGACGGCAACGTCGACGACACGGCCCTGGCCGCCGCGGTGGAGGCCGCGGTGAAGGAGGCCGAGGCCGAGTTCGCCGACGCCGCCCCCGTCAAGGAGTCGTACGGCGCGTTCGGCTCCCAGCAGGGCGCCCGCTCCACCGAGATCGCCGAGTCCGACGCCGTCAAGGCCTACGACGCCGCCTCTGCCCGCACCTTCGGCCGCACCATCCAGGGAGCCTGATCATGGCCAACAACATCATCTTCGAGGACTTCGAAGACCAGCTGTCCGTCGAGTGCACCCAGCCCGCCACCCCCGCCTCCGGTGACCCGATCCTGTTCGGGGACCGCGCGGGTGTGGCCCTGACCGCCGAGCGCTCCGACGGCCGCACCACCGTGCTGTTCGAGTGCGTGGCCGAGCTGAACGTCAACGGTGTCGACGGCTCCGGCAACTCCGCGGTCAAGGCCGGGGACGTCCTGTACTACACAGCCGCCGACACCATCAAGATCAGCAAGAAGGCGACCGGTGTCCGCTACGGCGTCGCCACGTCCAGGCCGAGCGACACCGCCGGCGCCAACCTCATCGCGGGCGGCGCCAACGCCACCATCCGCGTTTACGTCGGCCTCTGAGCGCCGGGAAGAAGAGATCATGACCGACACCGGCACCCTGAGCTTCGAGCGGCTGACCGAGTCCGCCGCCAACCGCGAGGTCGGCGCCATGCCGACCCGCCGCAACCCCTCCCCGCAGCGCCTCCGCCTCATGGAGGCCGCGTGCGGCCTGTACGAGCGGGCCTGCACCGGCTCCTACCGGGCACTCGCCGACCTGCAGGAGGCGCTGTCCACCTCGGACTTCTCCTACATCTTCGGTGACGTGCTCGACCGGGAGCTGCTCGCCACCTACCAGTCGCTGCCCTCCTTCTGGCCGCAGTTCGCCCGCCGCTCCACGGTGAACGACTTCCGGCAGAAGCGGTACGTCGACCTCCTCGGCGGGCAGGGGCTGCTGGAGAAGGTCGACCAGCTGGCGCCCTACCCGCAGCGCAAGCCCACCGACAACAACTACACGCTGCAGGTCGCCAAGTACGGCGGCCGGTTCTCCCTCTCGTGGGAGGACATGATCAACGACGACCTGTCGGCGCTGCGGGAGCTGCCCAACCGTCTCGCGCAGGGCGCGCACGACACCGAGGACTTCGTCGCCACCAGCCTCGTCGCCTCCGCGGCCGGCCCCAACGCGGCGTTCTTCGGCGGCACCGCGCTGAACGTGGTGACGAAGGCCGGCGGGTCGAACCTGATCACCGGCAACCCGGCGCTCGCCACCAACTCGCTGTCCGACGCGCTCACCGCGGTCCAGTCCCGCCGGGACGTGGACAACCGGCCGATCGTCATCACCGGCTTCGTGCTGATGGTGCCGCCGGCGCTGGAGGTGACCGCGCGCAACATCCTGAACGCCACCGAGATCCGCACCACGGTCGGCGGCCAGCAGGTGATTGTCGGCAACTGGCTGGCCAACCGGGTGACCTTGGTGGTCAACCCGTGGCTGCCGGTCGTCGACCAGTCGGCCAACAGCGCCACCACCTGGTATCTACTGCCGAAGCCGGAGACCGCCCGCCCGGGTGTCGTCCTCGGCTTCCTGCGGGGCCACGAGACGCCGGACCTGCGCTACAAGGCGGAGGCGGGCATGGCCGTGGGTGGCGGCGAGGTGCCGGCGCAGGAGGGGTCGTTTGACGTGGACGACATCGCCTACCGGGTGCGTCACGTGCTGGGTGGGACGACGCTGGACCCGATCGCGACGGCGGTCTCGAACGGTTCCGGCGCCTGATGACGCTTCCGTCTCCCGCGACTGGGACGGAGCTGTACTTGGCGGCCATCCTCGGCGAGCTGCGCGCGTTACGTGCGGCCGTCGAGGGTGGCGGCCAGGAACTGGCCCACGAGCCGGGGGCCGAGCCTGCGGCTGCGGTTTCGTCACAGCCGGAATCACCGACGAAGCGCACCCGGACTCGCGCTTCCCGCTGACCGGACGCCGGGGCGTCAACGGGGGCGCCCGCGCGCTGTGTTCCAACCCCCCTAAGGCCGGTCGGGCCCGCCATGGGCGTCCTTTCGGGCCTGCCATGACCGCGACCTGCGCCCCGGCGTCCACCCCTCCCGCCCGCGACCAGGAGGCAGCCCGTGACCAGCCCCGTCGACCCCAACCTGGCCGTCGTCCGCGCCCTCACCGACGCCACAA